CGAAAACAGTTTCTTAATAGTGTCCCATCACTTAAAGCTCTTGTCGGAAGAGTACAACGAGAAAGTAAAAAGGGATTCTTAAAAGGTCTGGATGGCCGCAAGCTTTCTATACGCTCTGAACACGCCGCACTTAACACACTGTTACAGTCAGCCGGTGCAATTGTTATGAAAGAAGCTCTGGTTGTGCTTGATGGTTACTTCAAAAAGTTTAAGGTTGACGCTAAATTTGTAGCCAATGTTCACGATGAGTGGCAGATTGAGTGTAAAGAAAAAGACGCAGAGGATGTTGGAAGACTTGGCGTTGCAGCAATTGCACAAGCCGGTATAAACTTAAACTTAAACTGTCCCTTAGATGGGGACTTCAACATCGGAGATGGATGGCATGAAACCCACTAAAGAAAACAGAAAGAAGTTTGACCTTGACCTAGCTTACGGCGAAGTTCGGGAAGATAAAATTGCAGCAATGCTTACAGGTAAAAAGATAGAAGTTAAATCAGAGCGCGACTTGTGGCAGAAGACAGGTAACATATGTATTGAGTATAAGTCATACGGTAAGCCGTCAGGTATTGACGCAACTGAATCCGACTACTGGTTCCATAACTTATGTATCGGCGATAATGAATACTGTACATTGGTTTTTAATACTGCTACACTCAAGAAGATTGTCAAGCGCCTAGACAGTTTTAAAACTGTGTCGGGTGGTGACCACAGAGCAAGTCAGATGTATTTGTTAAACCTTCAGAAGCTCTTTTCTTCTGATGTAATCAAAGCTTTTAAGGAGTTAGAAGATGAACCAGAAGCCGCTTAATACTATAGTCCCTGACATCTATGGGATGCTTGAAAACCTTTCAGGTGGTTCGCCTCTTCCATTAACGGAGGAGGCGCTTGATGAGACAATGGCTTCAATAAAAGAAGCTATCCTTCACTGGGCAACACCAAGACCAAGAGACACCGACTTCAGTGTCCGAATGTCTAACGTAGGTAAGCCTTCACGACAGTTGTGGTTTGAGAAGCGTGACCCCAATGGCCGTGGCGGTGTTGATGGCGCAACGCAGATTAAGTTTCTGTATGGTCACATTCTTGAAGAAATTGTATTAATGCTTGTACGTATGTCAGGACACAAGGTCACAGATGAGCAGAAAGAAGTTACAGTCAACGGTATCGTGGGACACATGGACTGCAAGATTAACGGTCAGGTAGTAGACGTTAAGTCGGCATCTAAGTTTGCTTTCAATAAGTTTTCTAAAGGAACACTGGCTGACGATGACCCCTTTGGTTACTTAGGACAGCTTGCAGGTTACGAAAAAGCAGAAGGCACAGACAAGGGTGGTTTCCTTGTTATCAACAAAGAAAGTGGTGAGCTTTGCATGTATGTGCCGGATGATTTAGATAAACCTAACATCGACACAAAAATAAATACTCTATTAGACGAATTAAAACTTGACACGCCACCAGAACTATGCTATACTCCCATACTTGATGGCAAGAAAGGAAACATGCAACTGCCTAAAGGATGTGCGTGGTGTAAGTACAAGCATGAATGCCACAAGGATGCCAATGATGGCGCAGGTCTTAGAACTTTCAAATACTCTACCGGCTACAAATATTTAACACATGTAGAGGCAGAACCAAAGGTGGATGAGATACTATGAATCGTAAAAAGTCTAAGCGAATAAAAAAACATTCAGAAAATTTACAAGTTGAATGGCTTAAAGGTCTCCTCAATGAGGAGGAGGCTGATAAGATTACTAAAGATAACTTTAAAGATATGCTGCCTCAACAGACACACATCTGGGCAAGGGGCAAAATCCACAATAGTTTTTACACACTGAAGTGGCTGACTATTAAAATAAAACAGTTGTTAAAAATCTTTCCAGACAAACAGGTCGAAGACATTACATCTTCAGATATTACTTGGAAGATGGGGCAGCGGTAGAGAAAGGAGTCACATGAAGAAAGTACGCAAGGGGTATAGGAAGCCACGAGTAAAGCGCCCAGTCGAAAAAGACTTGGTAAAAGGTTATGACTCCAACTGGGAATATGAACTTCACTCTGGCATCCTAGATGCATGGGAGTTTCACGTTGACAAGGTTGAGTATACTGTTACACACAAGTATGAGCCAGACTTTGTTAGAGAAATAGACGGTAAGAAAATACTGCTTGAAGCTAAGGGTCGTTTCTGGGACAGCGCAGAATACTCTAAGTATATCTGGATAGCGAAAGTTCTTCCGGATGACGTTGAGCTTGTGTTTTTGTTTGCCAACCCCAGCGCTCCGATGCCTGCTGCCAAGGTACGTAAAGATGGAACAAGGCGGTCACACGGCGAGTGGGCTTCTGCAAATGACTTCAGGTGGTTCAGCGAAGATAGCATACCTGATAACTGGATTAATAGAAAAAAGAGAGAGGATTTTAAAGATGAGCATTAATGACGCAACGCCACAAGACTGGGATAGAGTTAGAGATACAGGCCACCCTACGTTTGAGGAGTACATGAAGCGTTTAAATTCTAACTGGGTTTATGACAGCACCAGAGGAACTGACCCGATTGTCACTGCCGATGCCGTTGACTTTGGAAGCTGCTGGTCTGAGCCTAAAAAAGGAAGAGGCATAGATGCGTGGATGAAGGCAGCTCACGATGAAGATGTAGACCTCTGGGAAGATGAGTCTTTGGAGGACATAATTGCTAGGGAAGATGAAGAAGAGGAAGACATGGTAGGCTCTCCTAGGCACTACAACACAGGCAACATTGAGTGCATTGAAGCCATTGAAGAGTCTATGTCCAGTCACGCATTCAAAGGCTACCTCAAGGGCAACTGCATGAAGTACCTGTGGCGTTACGACTACAAGGGCAAGCAGGTAGAGGACTTACAGAAAGCTCAGTGGTATTTAGCCCGACTGTTAAATCAAGTAGTGTTTGAAAATGAGTAGAAGAGTGATGGATAAGATACTAAGGAACCGTATGCGTACCCCTGATGGGACAATACTTGAGTCAAAGCATAGGCACGATTATGTAACCCACTTAGACGCTAATGGCAACGAGTATATGCTAGATGGGGGTTTGGATTATGTGCGCTGTTCTGCTTATGGGGATGAAGAGATGCTTACTGTATACGATGATGATTCTGTATCGTGATGCGCTTAAAAACTTACCAACTGATTGAACGAATAGTTGAAGAAGGCACAGAGTCAGGATATAATAGGGCACACAAACACACTGACACACCCAATGAAGCAACAATCAAGCAGTGCATCGAGCAATACATAATGAAAGGCTTTGATGAATACTTTGAATTTGAAAACGAGAACTTGAGTGAGCACTGATGGATAGGAAAGAAGAAAGGCGAAACAGGTTTGACCGCAAAAAGAAATTTAAAAAAGTAACGAGGGCTTCTAAAACAAAAGCCCAAAAAAAAACTATTAAGGTAAAAAACAATGACAGTATCGTTTATGGATATGGCGTGGACTATTAATTTTCGCAACGGTTTTGGATTAGATATCGAGATATGTGATAGCCGGCCTGTGTGGATTTTAGATGCTGAAGGTAATCTAGAGTTTGCATCGTTTGAAGGTCTGTCAATTTCTATACCATTATTTATTATTACTATAGGGAATATTTGGAGGGAAGTCTAGTGTTTAGTTTGGAAGGTTTGATTATATCTATTTTTTGTGTTTCGCTTGTAGCAGTTTCTATTGTTACTATTTTTAATCTTTACATGGAAGGGATAGATAATGACGATTACTTATAAACAAAAGATTCTTGCAAAAACATTTGGCCTCTTAATAATTTCTCCACTATATGTTCCGGCAATTATTATATATGAAAACAGAAAAGAAGTATACAGTTTTTACAAAGAAGTTTGGCAAATACTCACAGACACTCACCCAGAATTAAAGGAAGAAGAACATGGATAAGTACCAACAATTTATACACAAAAGCAGGTACGCACGTTGGCTATCAGTAGAAGGCCGAAGAGAAACTTGGGAAGAAACAGTACAGCGTTACGTAAACTTCTGGGTTAATCGCAAACAAGTTGACAAGAAAACAGCCGAGCGTTTATACGAAGGCATTCACAGTCAAAAGGTTATGCCATCTATGCGCTGTATGATGACAGCAGGCGAAGCTTTAGATAAAGATAATGTGGCTGGATTTAATTGTAGTTACTTAGCTATTGATTCACCACGAAGCTTTGATGAATTGATGTATGTTTTGATGTGTGGTACTGGCGTAGGCTTTAGTGTTGAACGAGCATTCATCAATAAGCTACCAGTTATTGCTGAAACATTCCACCCAACTGACACAACGATTGTCGTTGCCGACAGTAAGATTGGATGGGCTTCTGCGTTTCGTGAGTTAATTGCAATGCTATATGCCGGCAAGATTCCTAAGTGGGACATGAGCAAAGTACGCCCTGCTGGTGCTAGGCTCAAGACCTTTGGTGGTCGTGCTTCAGGCTCAGCTCCCCTTGAAGACCTCTTTCGTTTCTGCGTAGAAGTTTTTCAGAAAGCACGGGGACGCAAATTAACTTCTATCGAGTGCCACGATGTTGTGTGTAAGGTTGCAGACATTGTAGTAGTAGGTGGCGTAAGACGTTCAGCACTTATTAGTTTATCAAATCTTTCTGATAATCGTATGGCTAAAGCTAAGACTGGTGCATGGTGGGAAGCAGACGGGCATAGACGCTTGGCTAATAACTCTGTAGCTTATACAGAGAAGCCAGACTTTGAAGCCTTCCTTAACGAAATGAAAACCATGTATGAAAGCAGAGCAGGAGAGCGAGGATTGTTTAGCCGTGTTGCCGCGCAGAAGATTGCAGCCCGTAATGGCCGTAGAGACTCTGAGCAGGACTTTGGCACTAACCCATGCTCTGAGATTATCCTACGCAGTAATCAGTTCTGCAACCTTTCTGAAGTTGTTGTGCGTGAAGATGATACACCAGAAACACTAAAAGAAAAAGTAGAGCTTGCTGCTATCATTGGTACCCTACAAGCTACACTTACAGATTTTAGATACTTGCGTAATATTTGGCAGAAGAATACTGCTGAAGAAGCATTGCTCGGTTTAAGCATGACAGGAATCATGGATAATAAACTGTTGTCTGGACAGATGGGCCAAGAAGAACTTGAAAAGACTTTGGAGAATTTGCGTGACCACGCTATTAAAACTAATGAGAAGTGGGCTAATAAGCTTGGCATTGAACAGTCTTCTGCTATTACATGCGTTAAGCCGAGTGGTACTGTTTCTCAGCTTGTCGACTCTGCTTCCGGTATACATCCTCGCTTTTCTAAGCATTACATTCGGAGAGTTCGTAGCGACAAAAAAGACCCGCTTGCAATCTTTATGGAGTTCACCGGATTCCCAGTAGAACAAGATGTAATGTCAGAGTCTTCAGTAGTTTATAGCTTTCCGATAAAGGCTCCCGCAGCTAGTGTAGTGGTTAAAGAAGTAGGTGCAATGCAACAGCTTCAGTTGTGGAAGACTTATCAGAACTCTTGGTGTGAACACAAACCAAGCATTACAGTATACTATACAGATGATGAGTTTCTTCAAGTAGCTCAATGGATATGGGAAAACTTTGATATTTGTAGTGGTATTAGTTTGCTTCCAGTGAGTGACCACGTATATCAACAAGCGCCCTACGAAGAAGTAAGTGTTGAAAAATATGAAGAACTGTTAGCTTCTATGCCCCAGAGTGTCAACTGGAATGACTTAGTTTATTTTGAACAAGAAGATAATACAACAGGCTCACAAGAGTTGGCCTGTGTTGGTGGAGCTTGTGAAATCGTTTAAGGAAATATTTATGAAAGCAAAAGAAGCCAACATACTATCGTTTAAAATAATCGTCAATCATTCGGGGGCCATCCTAACTGAAATGGGTGGCATTCCTGAAGACCGGCTGCATGAAGTGTTTAAAGGAGATGAGTTAATTCTAGTACGTAAGATTGTTCGTGAAGCCAAGCCTAAGCTAGAAAAAATGCATGACTTCTTGGAGAAAGAACTAACAGCCTTTTCAACCATTTAAAATCTTTTATATACTACAGTGTACATTATGTGCATATAAGTGTACATTATAGTCTATAATGTACATTATGTGCATATAAGTGTACATTATATACTACAGTGTATTAAGTATGTATGAGCGCTGTCTCTGGGTTAACATACTCAGGAACACAATAGGCAAGGACAGGTGTGTGGTACTTTCTACGAGTACCTTGGATGGTAAGTTCTTCTGCAAACCATCTACACCTCTCCAAGTCTTCCCAGTAACTTTTAGCTTTCGCGTCAACCTCTCCGTTAACAGAAACAATCAACGCGAATACAAGTTGCTTTACCACTTAGCCTTGTCTGCCCAGTAAGCCGCAGACATTTTACCTTTAGCTATGTTCTTAGCGTGTCGGGCTTTAAAGCTCGCACGTTTCTTCTTCATTGCTTCTGACTCACCGGCTTTGGGTTTGCCTGCGGTCTTAGCTCCTTGTTCTCCAAATCGGATTGTTTTAGTTTTGTCTCCGACTTTCGCCACAACCACATGGCTTTTCTTCGGGTGGCTTGGTGTGCGCTTCGGTTTGTTATAGCCGCTTACTCCTGCGTTGGTTAGCTTGCTGTCCTTTTTCATTTTCTATAGCTCCTCGTTTTCTTTGCAATTTTCTTGGGTTGTGCGCTGTGCTGTTTGCCTGCTTTTGTATCTTTCTTTTTCTTGGCAGTAGTTGCTGCATACTGTGCAGGTGTCAAAGCCTTGATAGCCTTCTTAGGCAAGTAACGCTCACCTGTTGCTTTCTTACCTTGAGTACTAGGCTTACCTGACTTAGTGCCCCATTCTTCTTTTGTCCATTTCTTTAAAGACTTCTGTGATTTTGCAAGTGCCATTACTTGTACCCTCCTCCTTTAGCTTTGTATTCTTTGGCTAACATCTGAGCTTTGCGCGCTGACCACTGTCCTGCTTTACCACCTTTCGTGCTGGCCTTAATCTTTTCAAATAGGTTCTTACGCATAGTAGGCTTTGTATAGTTTCCTGCTTTGTTTACTGTTGATTTTGTTTTAGCTGCTGGCATTTATATAACTCCAAATAGTTTAAACGCTACGTAGAGTACAAGAGGAAGAACCACTAAACCGCCTGCCCCCCACAAAAATGCTGACCAAAGCAGTGCTAAGTTGGCTGCTCTTCTTTGGTTACGTAGTCGCTCTGCGCGTTCTCTTTTTTGCTTGCAATCAGATTGAAACTTTAACCA